GGCAATTTGTACAATGCTGGCTTTGCTGGCGCTGCCTGCGCGGTTGGCAGCGGTTCCCCGGCGAATTCGGACTGGTATGGCGTTCCCCGGCTTAAAGGATCGGGCAAAAAGCGGGGTGAATGGGCGGGCTTTTGACCGCCCAGAGGGGCAGCAGGCCCCTTTTTGAATAGAAAACAAGCCACCGGCCTTCCATGAACGGAAGGACGGTGTTTTTTGGGTAATACGGCGCTGGGTCCGCGTTTTATGTCAATGGCTCTGCGGGGGTCCGTTGCCCGTGGCGTTATGGCAATTTGAACAATGCTGGCATTGCTGGCGCTGCCTGCGCGAATGGCAACAATTCCCCGGCGAATTCGAACTGGAATGGCGTTCCCCGGCCTACTGAAATTTTAAGGCACAGCCCAAAGCTGTGCCGCATTGCGTTGTGTTATCCGTGCCGAAAGCTAAAATCATGTGAGACCGACACCGCGCCCGGTTTCGGGCGGGGCTATGCGCTGCGGGCGCATGGCGGGGCAAGTAGTAGAACACCGAGACCCTGCACGAAGGGCCACGGCAACCGAAAGCCCTTGCACATCAGTAAGTATTTTTATGAAACAAAGATATAAAGAACTATCCCATAACCTGTGCTTGCGCGCGGTTTTGGAGTGCTTCGAGAAGAAATGGCACCGCCAAGATTTTGTCGCGGTTGCCGAAAAGTACGGGGGTGTTTCCAATGCAGAGATAAAGCGCGACGAAGCGCAAAGTGCAGTTATTAAAAAGCTGGAAGCTGCGGACGGAATAGCGCTGGAACTTGAACAGCGAATTATTGACCTTGAAGACGGAGACCCGGAAGCGCTGGACCTTGACCCGGTAACGGAACGGCCACGCATTGACGGCATAAGCATGAAATGCCGGAATGTTGCAAATTGTTGTGTATTTCATCAATGCTTCGGCCATCTTGCTTTCCTGGGGCTGGAACCGCTTCTGCGGGCCAGAATTCTGCCCTACCAACACGCAAGCATACCGCACCGAGGGCAAAGCGGGTGCAGGCGGCAGGTGCAGCGCTTCCTTCGCCGTAAGGCGCTGGGAATCAAGTACGCCCGCAAGCTGGATATTCGCCACGCCTACGAGAACACCAAAGCGGGCGTAATCATGGGAATTTTGAAAAAAGAAATTCCCGCCGCAAAGTGGCTGCTGCTGTTGGTGGAAGCCCTGCTGAATATGTCGCCGCGCGGTTGCCTTATTATAGGCGGCTACTTGGACGCATGGCTGTTTAACCTGGTTATGTCCTACGTTTTGCGGTATATGCTGTCGCTTGAAAAGGTGCGCAGGGGCACGCGGCAACGCCTTGTTGTGGCACTGGTGGCCTATGCGGACGACGTTGCCATAATGGGCCGAAGGCTGGCAGACCTGCGCAGCGCGGCAAGGACGGCAGCAAAATGGACGCTGAAAACCTTCGGCCTGACATTCAAACCGGGCGGCGACGAAGTGGCCTTTTTGAGCATTGAGGAAGAACACCGCCGCAGGCACCTGACGCGGCCAGCGGCGCGCGGCTGCCCTGGGCTTGATATTGTGGGCTTCGTTATCCGCCGAACCTATACAACCGTGCGCCGGGCCATTTTCCGGCGGGCGCGGCGGCAATACCTGCGGGCCGGGCGCGAAGTTGACAAAAGCGGCACGGTGCCGCTTTTTCGCGCGTACAAGCTGGCGAGTTACTACGGATATTTTACGCAGACGAATTCCCGGAAATGCAGCACAACGCTGCGGACCGAGAAAATAAAACCGCTTGCCTGCCAAGTAATCGGGTGGGCAACACGACAGAAAGAGAGGATACACAACAATGAAAAGTGCAAGCATTATGCTGGACCACCAGCCGCCTGCCGTTGTCTTTGAGCGCCTGCCGGACGGCGACGCCGTTGTCCGGCTGTACGACAACATCAAGGACGCGGCAGACGTTGCACAGCCCGACGAGACTGACCCGGAACAGGAACCGGGCAGCGCGTACCTGGCCGACGAAGTTATGTTCATGCTGCCGGCTGCCCGCGCCGCAGAGGAAACCAAGGAAAGCATTGCGGCGGATTTTTCCGGCTGGTGGAAGTACGGCGAAGCATGGGAAGGCCAGGAGAAAGCCCCGACTGTCGAGGAACGCCTGGCCGTCATGGAAGATTTTATGGTCGCAATCATGGAGGGCTAACACACATGAGCAAATACTATACCACCGCGCGGCTGCTGTACCGGCTGCACAAAATCACCGCCGACCAGGTGTGGGCGTACACCGAAAGCGACCCGCCCAAAATCACCGAAGACGAAGCGCTGGCAATCTGCGGCCCGCGCGCCAAAGATGAAACCGCCGGAAGCTGAAAGCTGGCTGCATGAAACGGCGGCCCTGCTGATTGACGCAATGGACCTTGCAGCAAAGCAGCAGCGGCGGCTTGATCTTCACGCGGACAGCAAGACAAAAGACGAATACACGGCCCTGCTGGCGCGTTATGAGCGCTTCACGCAGGCCGCCGACAAATAGGAAGGTGGAACAAATGAAAATTTACGGCATCGACGTTTCGCACCACCAGGGCGCTATTGACTGGGCCAAGACCGCTTCGGAGTTGCGCCGGGTGAACGGCGGAACGTCGCCCGGCTTTGCAATCCTTCGCGTGGGATATTCAGCGCGGCACGGCAAAGGCGGCTTGTACATGGACGGCCAATTCCTTAACAACCTGGCCGCTTGCGAGAAGTACGGCGTACCCATGGGCGTATATTTTTACTGCTATGATACCAGCCCAACCGCCGCGAGAATCACCGCCCAGCAGGTTGTAAAAATGCTGTCTGGCCACAAATTCGCGTACCCCATTTACTACGACGTGGAGTACGAAAAATATAACTTGAACTGCGGCAAGGCGCAGAACACGGCCATTATTAAGGCTGCGCTGGAAACCCTGGAAGCGGGCGGCTATTATGCCGCCGTGTACTGTTCCCGCGACTTCTTCATCAACAAAACCAATCTGTCGGGCCTTGCCAACTTCGACAAGTGGGAAGCAGCCTACACCAAAACCGACACCGCCACGGTGCAGAATGGTTTGTGGCAGTATTCCAGCAAGAACGCGCTGGGAATTGCGGGCTTCGGCAATAGCCTGGACTGCGACGTCTGCTACCGCGACTATCCCGCCATTATGGAAAAGAACGGACTGAACGGCTACACCAAAACCGCCCAGGCCGCCCAGCCGAAAGCAACCGAATACATGGTGACGGCTGGCCCCATGAGCGCGGGCGACAAAAACACCATTAAGGCGCAGGCCGAAGCCCTGGGCCTTCCCGTAACCGTAAAGGAGTGTTAAACAATGGATATGCTTTTCTCTAACTACCTGCACACGCTGACCGGCAACCTTTTTGTGCGCCTGGTGCTTTGGTGCGTTGTGCTGGACACCGCCCTGGGCTGCCTGCGCGCCGTAAAATATCGGAAGTGGAACTCCAGCGTAGGCATTGACGGCGGAATTCGCAAGGTTGCCATGGTCCTGTCTGTGCTGTTTCTTGTCCTTGTGGACGATATGGTGGGCATGGACGTGCTGGCGTGGGCAAACGCAGATACAAGGGCGGTGCTTACGTCAATGGGCATTAAAAGCCTGGGCCTTGCAGAATTCTTCTGCGTTGTGTATGTACTCTATGAAGCTACCAGCATTATGAAGAATATGCTGCTTTGTGGCCTTCCCCTGCCCGCTGGCCTGCGCGAAAAGGTGGCCAAATTTCTGGACACCATGACCGACGAAACCGCAATCAATATGCAGGCGGAAATTTCAGGCGCAAACAAAGGGCGCACCGTAACCGGGCACCTGGACACGGCACAGCTTGAAACCATGAGCCTGGAAGCCTTGCACAAACTGGCCGACGGTCTGGAAGTCGAATACGCCGAAGACACGCCCCTCAAACAGCTGGCGGAAAAAATTGCCGCCGTTGAGGTAACAACCGAAATTTAACAAAAAGCCCCCGCAAGTGCGCCGAAGCGTACCTGCGGGGGCTTTGCTTGTTCCCTGCTTTGCATTTGACTGCAAGCCTACCAGCGGGAACCCCTGGCGACGCAAATTCCAAACGTACCACAAAGGAAAAAGACCAAAGCAGCAGGGTTTGTATTTGCGGTATTTGGTGCACCATCGGGGACTCGAACCCAGGACCCACTGATTAAGAGTCAGTTGCTCTACCAACTGAGCTAATGGTGCTTATAAGAGAAGCCGGCATCTACCTATTTTCACAGGCCGTTT